TGAATTTATCTTTTAGTTTGTCGGTTAAATTGGCTTCGTTCTTTTTGCTAGCTTTTACCAGCATAGCTGAAGCTATGTAATAATGCTTACCACGTAATTTTTGTTTTCGATTTATCGAACTTGTAAACTTCGAAGCTGAACTCGTAGAGTTAAATTTGTTAATAATATTCACGGCGAAGCCGTCGTCCTTTGTAGCCTTGACCAAGATTTTTTTTCCGTCTTTCTTAGTTATTTGGTTTTGGATTGTTACCATGAGTTCCCTTTTATTTAGTTTTAATATAGTATTCACTTACGTTCATACTATATATAAAACTTATAAAAGGTTTACTCATAGGTAACTTAATCCATAAACCTAAATACTTGTCGTCGTCGTTGACCTCGTAACTGTACACGTTAAAACGGTATTCTATGCGTAAGGGGGTTAAATATGGGTCTTTGTCCCTGTGTACTGTTTAACGCTTAAAAATAGGGTTAAATAGATGTTTTACGTCGTAGGGGTAGCAAGGCTCACCTCGTAACATAAAAAGGCTAAATTAAGTACGTTTTGAGCTTTATTTGATATATTTAGTTTATAATTTGCAATAGGTTATCGCTAAAGGATAAAAAAAAACCCCGAGCGATAAACTCGGGGCTTTTTTCTGTTGCTAGCTTTTAGCTAGTCTATAAAACGGTCGTATGCATCCGTTTCGCAGTCCCAGTGTGGCTCTTGGTCACACATCTCAGAAAGATATAAAGCAAGTATTACTTCTTCGTCTTGTGGTAACTTCTCGCAATACTCATTTAATGGCAAGTCTAAGCTTGGCAAGTCTTTAAGACTAAACCCAAAGTCTTTTTCAAAGTCTTTAAGTATTGCCTGCTGTTCCTGTTTTGCTAGCTTGTCATTAATTACTGATTGGCTGTCATTGATTGTTATAGTGTTTAACATGTGTTTGTCCTTTGTTTTGTTAAGTGTTAAGTTTGCCATTTTTTGGCTGATGTATATTAATGATAGGATTTAAGCAATTGCAAGCGTTTATTTATTATTGAGCTAGCTTGAGCGTTATGAGCTGTTTTATTGACAGAAAAAAAGTCAAGTCAACGTAAAATGACAATGTCAAACCGTTATCGACGGGGACGGCGTATATATATGTACCCTCCATAAATTTTTTACCCCATTTTCTACAAAGGTATAGCATTCGCATAGCAACCCTATTGCCATCGCATAGCACTGCTATTGCGACTGCATGTAAACCTTAGGTTTAGTTAGGACTATATTAGATTTATTAATATAAGGTTTGTACTTAAGGTTTATAAACCTTAGGTTTATACCACCTAAACAGAAAGAAAGGAATAATTATGGCGTATGAACAAAAAGACATGACAGGTTCTATATTTACTAACGCTGGTAAACAAAAAGAAAATCAACCAGATTTTACAGGCTCTTTTAAAATTAAGGGTGTTGTATACAATGTAGCAGGTTGGAAAAAACAGTCAGCAAAAGGTCTAGAATATGTCAGCTACAAGGTAGAGGAAAAAGAAGAAAAGCTACCATTTTAAGTGATAGTAACCTGCAAAGGAAAGGAGTTTGAACAGTATGAACTCGATGAGATTGAAGCTGTTGGAATTGAAACAGTCGAAAACTGGCGTGATGCAAAGATTGGTGATTGGATACGGACTCATGATAGTAAGGTTATTAAAGTTATTGGAAGGCGTAAAAGGGTTTTTACTGGGAAGCGCAAACCGATTACTTTTATACGCACAGGTTATGGAGAAACCCCAACCTACCGAAAAAAAATCTATGCACTCAGACAAAAAGATTGGGGAGGAGAAGATGACCTCAACAAGCAATATGTCAGAGATGTACCAGCTACTACACTTCAAAAACAGTTCGCAGACTATATTTCCAAAAATGGAAAACTGGACAAGAACGGTAAGTTCAATACAGAATCTATCGTCGATGCCTACATGTACGCTTTCAGCGACAACAATCCCAAACAGTCACTTAAAAGAGGTCTTAGAATTTTACGCAAAAAACATATCGTTGATAGGATTAACATGAATATAAGAGAAACATTATTAGAGCATGGTATGGATGATGATTGGGTTGCCAGACAATACAAAGACCTTGTAGATTCAGGCTCTGGTGTAGCTAAACTAAATGCCTTAAATCGTGTGTCTGATTTGTTAGGTCATTCTAAAAAAGAAAAAGAAGAAAAGACGCAAAACATTATCATGATTTCAGATGGTGATAAGAAGCTATTAGCAGAAGCACGTAAAGAACTTTCTGATAAAGATATTGGTAAGTTGATGCATATTGTTAAGAATAAAGGAATTGATGGTGTACTTGAAGCGCAAGATACCAAAGTTGACAATATCGGTTGAGATTGATGATTCAAAAGCTGGTATAATAAACTTAGATGGAAAAGATTTATTGGTGGAACCCAAACTCAATGAGTTTATTTTAAGTATTTTAGAAGAGAATGACGACTTGCAATCACGTTTAGATTACTATGAAAAATATATAACAGGAGCTGGAGATGCGTAAATTATATTCTACAGGGCAAGCAAAGTTCACAGATGGCAGTTCTCGCTTAAAAACTACATTAGGGAAAGTAAGAAAATGGAAAAAAAAGAAAAAAAAGGTGTCAATCAAGAAATTAAAGAGCTAATTTCAAATAGACTTGATACAGGTCAAAAGAAATACAAGCAAGATGTTCCTGTAAATGACCATAGAGAATACACGCAAGAAGCATTAGAGGAACTCCTTGATGCTTGTGTCTATCTCAGCGCTGAGATTTTACGAATGAAACGACTTAAGGAAGATGCAACTAGAATACACGGTTGAAGAACGACAAGCATTAATGAAGAGAATGTATCTTGATATATTCTTTTTTGCTAAGTTTATATTAGGAGACCCTAAACTTCCTATGCACCATCATGTGCGTAGTAAATCCCCACAATTTCATAAAGATATTGTAGCTAAGTTGTTAAAATTAAATGCTGGAGACAAATTAGCAGTTGTTGCTCCTCGTGGTCATGCAAAGTCTACCCTTATCAATCTTATATACCCATTGCACAGAATTCTATTTGGAGAGGAAAAGTTTGTACTATTGATATCCGAATCAGAAAAACAATCAAAGTTTTATTTAGAAACTATTGGCAACGAGGTAGAATTTAATGAAAAGTTAAAATACTTCTTTGGAGATAGAAGAGGTAGGATATGGGGTAAAGAAGAAAAAGAATTTATATCAGGATTTGATGAAGAAGGTTTACCTAATAGTTATTGTAAAGTATTAGTTAGAGGTACAGGTCAAAAGGTTCGTGGTTTAAAGTACGGTGCTTATCGACCTACCTTAACGATTATTGATGACGGTGAGGGGGAACGAAATACAGCAACGCAAACACTTCGAGACCAGTTTAGGTCTTGGTTAAATGGTGCAGTTGTAGCAGGTTCACAAGATTCAAAATTAATATTTATTGGAACTATTGTTGACGAAGACTCGTACCTTAATCGTATAGCTGGACCACGTGCATACGACAGAAAAGGTAAGAAAAAGATTAAAGGTTGGGACAGTATGTTCTTTCAAGCTATTCTACAAGAAAACGATGCAGGGTTTTTTAGTGCTAGTGGTAAAGAGATTTTAGATAAAAATGGTAAACCTAAAGTGCTTTGGGAAGATTACCGACCTTATAGTTGGCTTATAGAAGAAAGAGATAGATTAGTTTCAGAGGGTGATGTAGCTTATTTTTATCAAGAATATCAAAACATACCGATGGATGATAGCTTCCGTGTATTTAAAAAGGAAGATATAAACTATTGGAGTGGTCATTTTAAAAATGACAATGATTTTTCTATTGTTTCTGTAGAGAATGAAGATGAGATATGGGATATACCTGTAAATGTATTTATGGGTGTTGACCCTGCTTCAAGTGAAAATGTTAAAGCTGACTTTTCTGTCATTATGGTGATTGCTGTCGATATGGATAATAATATATATGTTATTGACTATCACAGAGGTCAAATGACACCAATGAACTTAGCAGACAAGTTATTTGAAATGATAGAATTTTATAAACCAAAACTTATCAATATTGAAGAAACAGGTCATGTTATGTTGTCTGACTATATGATGCGTGAATCTAAAAAGAAAGGTAAGTTTTATAATATTAATCCTAAAAAAGCTATTAAAAGTAAATTCTACAGGATTAAACAACTACAACCATATTTTGCAAGTGGTGCAATGTTCTTAATGGATAATCATTGGGAGCTTGAGCAAGAGCTTTTAAATTTTAAAGAACATGGTAGTTTCAAAAAAGATACACTAGATGCATTGCGATGGGCAATAGATGATATATATGCTCCTCGTCATGGATACGATGAAGATGGAATACAATACAAAGGTGTTTCAACCTTCCGTGGTGTTGATTGGGAAACTGGCGAAACTATATTTGCATAATATAGATTTTTATAGGTAATATATAGTAACATGATAAGTCTAAAAAATATACGTCTTGATGATTTAAAACCATCTGACGTAAATGAAGAGTATATTTATTATCAATCATCAGCCGAAGAACATAAATTTCAGATGGCAGAAGATGAAGAATTTTATTTAGGTTTACAATTAACGCAATCTCAAAAAGATTACTTAGTATCTGTTGGGCAACCTCCTGAAGCTAATAATAAAATTAGACCTGCTGTGGAGCAAGTGCTTTCTAATGTTGCAGGTTCCAGTCCAGAATGGGATGTACGTCCTACTGGTAAAACAGATTCGGAAGTTGCTTTTATATATAATAAACTTTTAGATAAGATATGGTATGACTCTGACGGTGATAGACATTTTAGAAGTATAGTAAAAGATTTTACAGTAAAAGGGATTGGGTATATGTATGTATATCCTGATTGGCAGTCTGAGCAAGGTAGAGGTGGTATAAGAGTAAAACGAGTTGCTCCAGAAAATATTTATGTAGACCCTAATTGTACTGACCCATTTTTTAAGGATGCTAGTTCAATAATCTTATCTGATACAAGCACAAAGTCAGCAATGAAAGTTATGTTCCCTGATTACGCTGATGAGATAGAAGAAGCTAACGAAGATTATAGAGATGACGATTATGCTACCTCTAAATACAATCGTGATGATATTATAAGAAGTGCAGATGTAACAGATGATGGACAGCCAAAAGTAAGAAGATATATACGCTGGTCTAAAGTAAATGAAGAACAAGTTTTATTAACTGACAATCTTACTGGTAAACAAAAATCTTTTACAAAAGAAGAATATGATGAGTTTAAAAAATCAGAAAGATATAAAGCGTATATTAAAGAAAATCAAGTAGATGAAGAAAAAATTTTTGTAACTAGGGTTCGTGAAACATTTGTTGTTGGCGATATAATGATTTATGATATTGTTTTACCGATTGAAGATTATCCTATAGTACCTGCTTGTAATGAGCATAATGGAAATCCATATCCTGCTGGAGATGTAAGGCATGCTAAAACTCCACAAAGAATGTTAAACAGAACAGAAGCTTTACTTATTTCGCATGCAACAAGTACAGCAAGTTTTAAATTAATTTATGAAGATGGTGCTATAGACCCAGAAGAATTAGAAAAATGGTTTGTACCAAATGCTATCATACGTGCTAATCCATCTGCTTTAAGAGAAGGAAAGATAAAAGAATTATCTCCACCTGCAATTAGTAGTCAGTTGTACGTAGAAAAACAACGTTATGAAACTGACATAGAAACTGTTTTTGGTGCTTACAAATTTCAACAAGGAAATCCTTCAGGAGCTGTTGGAACATTTGGAGAAGCAAGAATTTTAGATGAAGCTTCTTCAAGAAAACAAAACTGGAAGATTTTGCCTGTATATGATATGCTTACTAATGTTGGTAAGATTGTATCAAAATATATTCCTTATGTATATGATAAGGAAAGAGTTCTTAGAGTAATGAATCCTCTTGGAATTGAAAAAGAAATGAAAATTAATGTTCCTGTAATAAATGATTATACACTCGCTATTGAACGTATGTATGATGTAACGACTGCTGAAGTTGATATTCGTGTAGTTATAGGTAGTACTCGTTCTAAGAGTCCTACAGCAGACCTTGCAAAAGATATTCAGTTATTGCAAGCTGGTATATATGACAAAGCACAGGTTATTATGGGATTACAAGGAGATGTAGATAAAAGTGCGCTTATGGCTCGTATGAGTGAAATTGGACAACTTAGAGCGCAAAATCAACAACTTCAAAAACAACTACAAGCTATGACTGGAGACTTGCAAACTAGAGAACGTGAATTGTTCCATACAAAAATGAGAGCAGAAATCTCTGAAGCAACAAAACCAGTACAACAAGCAGTTAGTAACTTGAGG